AGTCCTGGAAACTCTTTTCCCGCCCAGGTGATCGCATCAGCTACTGTCCCGGATGCATCAGCCAGTTTTTTCACACCATCCATTTGTGAAAATTCAAGCGTGTTTTTAGCCTGTTCGGTTTTAAAGTCATTGAGGCCGGATATGAAGTTAAAATCCACATCACCCGCGCGCTGGCCTTCCGGCAGGGTGCGCTGCTGATTAATCGCGTCTTCAACCTTTTTCCGGTATTCAGGGTTGTTACGGTAAGCCAGCAACGCTTTTAACGCCTGTTGGTCTGCAACCAGTTTCCCGACACCAAAGCCTTCAAGGAGTTTTGCCATCGAATCGTAAACAGCCGTCTGCTCACCTTTATCCCGGGCGGAGGCCAGTTTCTTTTGCAACTCCTGAAAGCGTTTATCGCTGGCAACGATTTTGTCTATCAGGCTGGACAGCGCATCTATCGGATCAAGCCCATGTTCGCGCGCCTGAACCAGCGTGCCGGAAAAATCAATTCCTTTACCGTTGTAATCAATGCTCTTTGCCGCTGTTTCAATATCGTGGCTGGTCAGTTTAGCCAGCAGGTTAAACACGTTATTTCCGGCTTCATCACTGCTTCCAGCCGTAATGGCGGCAGCTTCATTCAGCGCCAGAATCTTGACAAAATCATCCTTGCCTCTCATTCCCGCAGCTGACGCTGACCCCAGTTGCGAAGATAACCAGCGGGCCATGTCGCTCAGTTCAAAGCTGCCTTCTTTGCCCGCTGCAATTGCCATATTCAGAACGGTGGAAATATCTTCATCCCTGAATCCAAAGGTCTTTTTGCCCTTAATCATCACCTTAGCCAGGTCTGTCGCTGATGCACCGGAAGCCGTGGCGTATTTCATCAGTTCAGGTAGCCACTTACTGGCTGTTTCAAATGAAATGCCGTCTTTCAGCAGGGCATCCAGCGTTTCGGCTGCGTCTTCTTTCGTACCGCCGCCATAGGTCACCGCGTTACGGATGCTGCTTTTCATCTGCTCAAGACCAGCCCTGCGCCCCTCCAGCCCACCATCACTGAAGGCGGTATTGGCCATCATTGCCAGCTGGCGTTCGTAGCTCATCTGTCTTTTGACTGGCTGCGCCATAATGGCAGCACCTGCTGCAATACCACCGCCTATTGTCACGGCATTCCCGCCAAATGCAGCCGCACGGGCAAAACGCCCCCGTTCAGGGATAACAGGCGTTTTCGCCATCTTCATCTGAGCCTGAGTAACGCCATCCAGTTCACGCTTGAGTGCCCGGGCTTTTTCCCGGGTGGCCTGCATGGCGCGCTCCTGCTCCTGCGCAGATTCAAAACCGGCACGGGCCAGACGGTTATAACTGGCAACCGTCAGATAAATTTCACGCCGGATCTCGCGTTCTGCACGAATACCGAGCGTTTCCCGGGCACGGGCGGCACGCTGTATCTCTTTTGCGGCCTTTTTCGTGCTGTTAATGCTTTCCTGCCCGGTACGCTTCTGCTCTGCGCCTGCCTTCCGGGTTGCCTTTGTTACACCTTCGGTGGCTTTGATAACCTGTTTTTGTCCCTTTTCCAGAACCTGCGAGGCTTCGTCCTTCGCAGTCAGGGTCATGCCAACTTTGAAATTACCGGCCATTTTTCTGCTTACCTTTTCTGCGTTTCTTTCTGAGGGATTTAAATGACTGGCGGGTGGTCTGTGAGGTGTCCTTTCTTCCTGAGCCGCCGCCGTTCAGCCTGTCAACGGCGGCAAGCCAGCCGTCCAGCTCGGGACGGCTCATGGTCATGATTTGCTCTTCGGTTATTCCGTAGCGCCCGAGGATAAGGACTGCGAGCCGGAGTCCGGCGAGCCGGGATTCCCGCCGTTCCGCTTTACCTTCAGGACGTTGCGTGATGCCAGCAGAATATTAAAATCGTCCGGCGTCATGTTGTCGTGCAACAGATCCGCCGTCAGTTCTTCCTGCGGGATATCCCCAAGACGGACCAGCGTTGCCGCCATCACTGCGCAACGGTAGTAATAATCTGCCGCGAAGCCGTCCACCGTCTGAAAGCGTTCTTCGGTTTCTTCCAGTGCCTGCCCGTTATCACGCATGACCGGCAGACGCAGCTCAAAGTTTTTATGAACGGTGCCGTTAAATACCACGCCATCAGACAGTTCGCCGGTCTGTGTATTAATCAAAGTCATCCTGTCACCTTCCTGAGTGCAGCCATTTTGATATCAATTTTCGCTTCACTGTCGACGGTGTATTTCTCACCCACTTCAACAGTGAAGCAGTCCAGATAGGAGGTGCGCTTACCGCTGTTGCTGAGCGGATAAATTGAAATTTTCACACCTTCCAGATTTTCCCAGTCCGGCTCGTTGGTATCAGGGATAACCGCCGAAACTGAAATATCGTAAGTGGCAATGCCACGGGCAAAGCCTTTAGCCCTGCCGGTTTTGTTCATGGTCTTGACCAGCTTTCGCCCGGTGTTGATCTGAACATCAAAGTCGGTGATCTCGATTTCCTGGCTGTCCACCTCCAGCACAATCGAGCCGACATATTCTTTAATGGACATTTACCGCGCTCCTTACAAAATCATGTCGATGCGACCGGCAAACACATGCAGGCCGTTAACCACATCCGCCGGAACCACGCAGTCGAGACGGTTTGCATCTTTCCCGTTTCGCTGAACGCGCAGCTTTGCCTTGTTCGCTTCCACGTTCTCCAGAATTTCCGCTTCCTCCAGCTTGATCAGCACGTCATACAGTTCGCTTTCCACTTTTGCGATAGTGCGGGTGCTGAGTTTTTCGCGCGGGAAGCGAAGGCTGATGCGTTCGCGGCACGCCTTGCGGGTGTAGTCCAGCGTTCTGATGGACGTGATATCCAGTAACGAGACGTCAGTCACGCCCTGTGCGTTAACCGTGTACGTACTGACCGCACGCACAATCTGTACCGTGTTACCCGGGCCAACCTCAACCGGCGTCAGGCCGTTATGCAGAGCGTTTTCCTGTTCGTTACGGCTTTCACGCTGTGACATGGCGACCACATCCAGCCCGGACAGCGCCAGCGAGTTCAGCGGACGCGCCGGGTCTTCCTCGCCCGCCATCACTGCGCCGTAGATGGCGGCCAGCACCGCTGGCAGCTTCACGGAGCCGCGATACCAGGGGATGGACACGCGCCCGCTGTTCACACCGGCTGCCAGGGTGATCCCGTTTCCGAGACTGCCCGTCCAGCCCGCACAGCCAATCGCGCCGCGCTGTTCCATCGCGTTCCCGGTTTTCTCCAGATGCTGCTTCATGGCGGCAAGGGCTGGCGTGGTACTGAACGGACAAAACAGAATGTTGTGACCGGCGGCAAAGACCGCATCCAGTGCGGGCTGAATATCCGGGTCCATTTCACCGTTCGCCATCGGCGTGGCGCTCACGGTCAGACCACCTGCCGTGGTGGATGCTGACAGGGTGATGTCATTCCCCCAGGCACCTTTGGTCCGGGTGGTGACCGTCAGCTGAGAGGCTTCCGATTGGTATTCCCCCGTAACCAGAAGCGAGGGCGTCTGCGTCATTGCTTCCACCAGTGCCGGAATGATTTTCGACGGTTCATCACCGGTTTCCACATCCACCGTGACCTGCTCACCGGCAACCCATACCGACAGCGTGCCGCTGCTGGTTGCCGTGCCACTGACGGTAACTGCGCCGGTTGCCGCCTTTCCTGCGCCACTCTCTGCAATACCGATAACATCCAGTTGCAGATAGCTGTTGGCATTAATGGCCGCGCGCGCCATTGCAGCGGCCAGCGAACCGGCCCCGAAATACACATCCGCTTCGTCTTCGGAATACACGGAAACGGCATTCAGGGGCGTGGCGGTGCCGCCTGACAGCATCGGGCCAATCACCAGAACACGCTGTTCATTACCCGGCAGCGTGTTAACGGCCAGCCGGGTATTAAACTCAAAATGCACACCGGGCTTACGGATGCCGCCCGAAATGGTGTCAAACTGAATTTCACTCATCGGAATCCACCTGTTTCTCTCTCTTCGCCTTCGCTTTTACCTGCACGGCGTCCTGTTCAGCCGTCACGGTGGTTTCAGGCTCATCCTTCACCAGAATCAGGTCACCGTCCTGAACGGCGCGCCGGTAATAAGCGGTGTTCTCAACGGTCACCGCTTCCGTGGTGATGTATTTCCGGGCGTTATCCTCCATCGGGAACTTCATCCCGGGAGCCGCCTTAACCTTCATTTTGTTCATGCTGTTGCTCTCTTAATTCATCCAGACCACAGATATCTGCGCCGTATTGCGTACCAATTCGCAGTAAATCCGGATCCGGGTCTGACAGCCTGCCGTGGTAGCGGTTGAAGAGGCGATCCGCTTCTGCGCCACGCTCCGGCCATTTGCCGTTCTCCAGCGCGTGCTCCACCCAGCGGGTATCGAACTCACAGGCAAACACGGACATTGCCCGCTCTGCCACGCCGGTGTTAAACAGCGTCCTGACCCGCCCGGGTTCGAAATAATCAATCTCCAGCCCCAAATCCTGACCGGTCAGCAGGCGACGGACGGATTCAACCATCTGGTTTGTCCCGACTTCATCCCGGACGGTACCTCCCTGTCTGGCGCTCTGTTCGCTGCGGGTGTTGTAATCACCCACCACAACCACAAAGCGTCCGGTGGCAATGTATTTCTGGCGTGACGTGGAATAGCGTTCGGTTTTCGCGATGCCGCCGAACGTCACCCAGGCTGCCGGAAGGCTGCGAACAATCCGGCCCGGGTCTTCATCCAGTTCACCGGCATAGGTGCGGACTTCCCGCACCATTTTCCCCAGACCACAACGCAGACGTTCAACCAGCGCCCGTTCAATTTCAGTAATCAGAATGCACCTCCCCGCGTGGACTCACGCCCGAACTGACGGGAGCCGGAGCGGATACGCACCTGTGACGATGACGGGATCACGCTGCCGGACGTATCCCGCCCGAGGTTGATTTGTCCTGCCGCGACTTTCTCCAGAAAGCGGATGGCGTCCCGGTAGCGCATCTGAATTTCTTCTGAGC